TCAAAGCCTCCCAATTTTGGCCGGCAACCGAAAGCAAAGAGTTGCAAAGGCCAGGAAGGCAACAAACCCAACAAAATCTCCGATGAGATATTGAACGGCAACTTCCAAGGAGGGTGCATCAAATTCAATGCGCTGCCGCTCGATCGAATGGACGATGATTGACACTCCGGTAGCCGACAGAAGGCCACCCAAGCACAGAATGCGCCAAGATCTGGTGCTTTCGATAGTGCTTTGTCGGTCGCACACCAGAACCCAGTCCAGGACAACAAACACCAGTATCGGCAGGTTGTATTCCACCAAAATAACGGAAACGCATTCAAATATCGAAAAGACTGGATCCACGTACACGTGGTGCACAAAGATTGCCCCTGGCAGAAAGTACACAAAGGCCTTCCACGATTCCAAATAGCTCACCACCACGATCAAGCCAAAAGGCAGGTAGACCATTATGGCATATGGAGAAAGGCTTGGAAGCAACCATCTCTGGAGAGGCAAGACGACCTCGACGGAAAACCATGTGAGCGCCAAAAGACAGGCACTGTAACACGACAGCTTTGACACAGTTTCCTCAAAAATCCCGATACACCTGTCGCGACTCATTTACCCCCCCTTCCAGCGAAAGAGGACAACGGGGAACGGAGACCTGAAGCCACGCCGACAGCCAAACGCCGCCTGATGGCAATCGGCCAACTAGTTGTCTTTCTTTTCCTGAGGCAAGGCATACACGCCAAAAGCAACGTCACGCGCCGGGGTAATGAAGCCTTTGTCCAAAAGCTTGCGCAGAGTTCGGTGGAATGTTGGTTGAGAAATGCGCTGAACCGTTGGGTGTTCACGCACAAGCTCTGTGGAGCACACAGTCTGCTTGTCGCTAGTCTCCCAAGCGTTCGCATGAAACGCAAGCAAAATGTCCCGCTCATTTGGAGAGAGCTTGTCAATTCCAAGGTCCTGCTCCATTGCATTCAGCAAGTCCCTCAGCTGAGCGATTTGTGCGAATATCCCGCGTCTCAAGTACACACCCTCTACAAAACAGAACTACTCCCCCCAGATGATAGTCAAAATGGTTTTCTCTTTCCAGCACCGAGACGGCCAAGAGTGATCGTAAGTTGGACATTGTTACGTTCCATCACCATCAGCTTTAGTGCCATCGCCTGAAGCTTGCGGTTCGGCGATGAATCTCCTCCAAACGCAAGCCCGTGCTGAACTCAAGGAAAGAGCCAAAACGGTTGGGTTGGTTGGTATCTTCAGTGAGCAATCAGCGATCGCCTTCCGTTCATCACCAAAGTCATTTTGTTTGAACGTCCTCGACAAGATGACAATTGGCAGTTGAGGGAAATCATTGCGCAGCGTCATGAGGTTAAACACTGCTGCTTCGGAGTCGTCGAAAGCGGCCATGTTTACCACAAAAATAATATTGTCTCCGCGTCGAGAGCTAATCCAGCTCAGCGCCGCGTTGAAGCTCTCTATGTATGTTGTGGATCGAGTTAGGTGCCTCACATCGCTCACCGCCGCGCGGAGATCGAGATCTTCGACAGTCAAAACGATAACGTCATGGGCTGCAAGATCGGATGGTACAAGCTCCCAGGGTACATGCTCATTGGACGAACCAGCGCAAAGGCTAGTGTCTGGAATTGCCTCGGGAGATAGCCCCAGAGCGGCCTTGGCCTTCGCAAGAACATCATGCTTTGAAGCGGCGTTCTCTGCATCGGCGTGTGTCGAGAATAGCTGTATCCACTTGGTCACGTGCATTTGAAATCTCCCCTTCCGATGCGACCCTATTAAAGTCGTTTTGACTAAATTCAAAGATGTATCTTGAAGGTATACTTGAATCGAGTCTCCGATGCGCCGGTAGGATCAAGGCCAATGGACTACAGACCTAGCGTCAACCTATCGAAGGAAGCAGTAGTGCGACTTGTTAGTCTCACATTGAGGCAAAGCCTTGTCGGGTTCCCTTCGAAAGAAATTTTTCGGCCAACCAAATCGAAAAGTGACAAGGAGCTTCAATAAATATGCCTCTGCCAACTTAGATCCCCGCCGTCCTGATGGAAAACACCGTCACCGAGTTGGTGGAACGCCTGCAAGGCCTTCAGGAAGCTTCCGACCTCAAGAATGCAGATCAGGCTCGCCAGTGGCTCCAGAAACTCCCTGCCCCGTCTGGCTGGTTTAGCGCCCCCGAGGAAGACCTTATTGAGATGGTCGACAAATGAACAGAAGCGCCGCGCGACACTCGACGCGCGGCAGTCCATGGCTCAAAGGTCGTCAGCGTTACGATTCCGGCCGACATTGCCTGCCAGCAGGTTCAAGACGCGCAGTGTCACACCGACGACCTTGTCATCAGACCGCGTGGGCGTCAGTGCCGTAACAGCTGTTGCCGCCGTCACAAGGCCGGTGACTGCGTGAAGCCAGGCAGGTGCCGCATTCACCACATCAAGAATGTGTTGCATGGTATTTTCCCTTTCGGATGATTGAGGCTCAGGCCTCGTTGGTGGAAAGAACTTGGCCCGCCGAATTCATGACCGGCAGCGGGCGTTGATGGGCTGCAGGCCAGGTCGACGGCCAGCGCAAGGCCAGCAACCGGCTGCCCGCAAGCCAGCTATCGCGGACCATGTTCGACTGATTACCGCCCCGAATGCGGTAGCGATGGGTTTTCGGGTCATAGCCAACCGCGAAACCGACATGCCCGCCCTTGCCGCGCGTAAAAGACGCGACCGCGCCATAGACCCGACCGCATTTGACGCCGTAGTCCGCAAAGTTGCGCGCCCAATAGGGGTTGCGCTCGATGCTGGGCGGCAGGGGTTCAAAAGGCAGCGCCATTTCCAGCGCCGTAATCGCGGCATCGCCGCACCAGGGGAACCGGGCCGGATCCCCCAAGGTCGATCCGTCAGAAGCCAGCCAGGCGCGCAGCTCGGCATTGTCGCGGACTTCGTGCAGCCCCATCACCTGGCCGATCTCGACCAGCCATGGCGGTTCAGGGGCCGTCTCTGGCCCGTATTTCGCGGGTTCAGGTTCGGACACGGCATCCCGTAACCGGGCCAGAGTGATAGGCCCGACATAGGCGCGCGGGCGCAACCCCTCTGACCGCTTGAAGGCAATCACGGCCCGGTCTGTGTCAGGGCCTTTGATCCCATCGATCAGACCAGGTTCAAAGCCAAGCGTTTGAAGCGCGCGCTGCAACCAGCGCACGTCATAGGAAAGCGTCGTCATTGGTTCCTCCAATGCAGAAAACCCCGCAGGCGGGGTATAGGTTTCACAGGTTTTCGGGGGTCGCTGGTTGGCGGGCCGGTGCGCCTACTTGGGCCAGAGGCCAAGGCCCTTGAGGGCGGCAACAGAGCCGCCCAAAAGCATGATCAATCCGCCGACTGTCTTCAGCGTCGAGACCAACCGGCGGTTCGTTTTGTAGGCAAGAATGATCTCGCGCAGCGTTGTCCCTTCGTGGACCAGGCGGCGCAGTTCGTCCCGGCTCTTCTTATCCTGAAACATCTCAGCCAAAGAGTGCAGCGCTGCGCGCTCATTTACCGAGAAAGGTGCTTCCACGGGCCTGTCTTTCGTTGCTCCGCTCATGGTTCAGAACTGCTCGATCAGCTCGGCCACGCCTTCAGGCAGATCCGGCCATGCGCCGTCGTGTGTGACGTCAGCCTGCGGATCTTCGATCAGCGGCAGACAGGCCGCGCGCATGGCTTGAACCCACCCCAGAGCAGCGACCCAGGCCGCTTTCTGCTGAGCGTCCAACAGATCCGCAGAGCTTGCGGCAGTGATGTTGGTTTGGGCCGTATCCGATGCGGCTGCAAAGATCCGGCGACGGCATTCAGCCTTGACCAGCGTTGTGCGACGGGCGCGAAGCCTGGACTGTTTGGCGTCGGCGGTGATGATTTGGCTCAGGTCGATGTTGCTCATGCGTCATCCTCCTCGGTTGGCAGATCATCCCCCGCGATCACATTGTGAACGGGGATTGGGACACTACCGCCCGTAACGATGATTGACGCCGGAAAGCGCGTCTCGTCGGGCGCGTTAGAGCCATGGGGCAAAAGCAGGGTCAGGTGGATTTGCCCCTTGATGCGCTCGACATCAGAAGCCAGCCAATTGCAGGACACGGCATCGCGCGGCAGGGTTGCCCCTTCGGGCAGGGCAGCAAAATCGAAGGCCTCCCCATTGAGGGTAAGGACATCTACCGCAACCGCAGCCGTAAGCGGTGTGTCGTGACGGATCGGGGTAAAGGCTATGTGCATCTCAGTCCTTTCTTAGTACCAGCGGCCAACGGCCCAAACTTGATGAGATTCAGACGTGTTTGCGGGCCAGACCGCGTTCATGGAAACGCTCAGGCTGCGAGACAATGCCCCGCTGCCGGTCCAGTGACTGCGTTCACGGGTGCCCGATGGCGGCGGGACCTTTGCCGTCATGTGCACGACAGGATCACCGGTGAAGCCTGCGGGGAAGGTCCAGTTGGCTGATATCGTGACATCCCCACCCCCCACGAGATCCAACACGTGCCAGCAGAGCTGAGTTCCGTCTGCAAAGCGCACATATTCGCCATTTGCATTGCCGCCCCGCTCGATCACGGCACCTGTGATTGCCCCTCCTGCCTGGCTGACAGCTCCAACGACATCATCGGTGCCAAACATGGCGTTGGGTCCGCTCCAGGTCGCGCCGCTGTCGCCGCTGCCCATAACCAAAATGCGGTTCTGCGAAAAAAACAGTCGGCGGATCGTAAAACTGTCGTCACCGATGCGCCTGGTGGCGTTGATGATCGGACTGTATCGCGACGTGCTGTCAGGAAACGTTGCAATATCTGACGAACCACCTGCCCCAGCGTAGAACCCTGATGCCAAAGGCACCTGACCATCTATCAGGCGCACCTCGACGCTGTCCGTCGCGCCAAGCCCGAACGAGCCGACCCGCAACAGACGGCCCGGTGTCTGATCCAGGCCGTTTTCGACAACCTGAAAGAATTCGCTGGCTGACAGCCCGTTGAACTGCCCCGGCAGGCCCAACAACCATTCCAGCAGATCCCGCATCCGGTTGTTGAATTCAGGATCATTTTCATCCGGCAAAACGCCGCCAAATGCATTGATGATGCTCACTCGACCACCCCTCTCATTTCCAATTGCCCATCCGAGAAGACCGCCTCCCCTGGCAGTTCCAGATCATTGATCAAACCGTAAACAAGCGTCCCGTAGCGCTCGGTACCGAGCGCCTGATAGGCAACCACCAGCCGCCCGCTGTTCCTCATGACACGCCGCAAAATCCGCTCGGTGTTCTCGGTCTCGTAGCTGAAGCGATAGTTCACCAGGCGTATCTTTTGCCGCGCCACCGGTGCGATGTTTCCGTATTGGTCTTCGTTGAGTTCGGAGAAATCCCGGAAGTCCACCGTGGTGCCAGGCCGGGTGATGCCCAGGTTCGCCTGAGTGCCCAACACCATCGCGCCGATTTCCGCTGTTCCGGTTCCGGCATCCACGGTGACATGCACAAACCGGTTCCCGCCGCGCGGCATTCCGGTCACCAGGTAAACCCGCGCGAACTCCCGTTCTGCAAACCAGAAATCAAACTGGTTGCTGACCTCAATCGGATCGAACAGAGAAAACGTCTTGTCCCAGATCAGCGCGTCCTGGCTGGTGTACACGCGCACCCGGACCGTCCCACCCCGCAACCCAAAGAAAGCAAGCGCATCGCAGGTGCGATCAGTCTGAACCTTGAACTCCACCGAACCCGCGTGGCTTGTTCCGGATCCGATGGTTCCATCAAAGGCACGCAGCCTGTTTGTGGGCCCGATCACCAGCCAATTCGATCCATCATCGGCTGACGGATCATTACCCTGGTTGTTGTCCTGCAACGATTCAAACACATGCTGCCCAACCAGATCGACAACCCCGACCTTGTAGGGCTTGGCGGCGCAGATCCGCTCCCCTTTGGCATAGGCAACCCCGGCGGCATAAGCGGGATGATCCAACGCAGGCAGGTTGCTGTAGGTTATGCTCGCCTCGGAAACGACCATGGCTTCGATGATATTCATGATGCAGCGTCTCTCTGCTTGACCCCATCCAGATCCAGCTTTTGCAGTGTCTTGTCGCTTGACCGCACACGGTCATTGATCTGGCCCAGACGGGCGATTGCCTGAGCAAAATCGCGCCGCAGCAGATCCAACACGCTGACCACGTTTCGCTGATCGAGCATGGCCGAGGCGTCCGAATTGCTGATCACGCGGCTGGGGCCGGTGTGCTCCAACTCCCACCCGGTTTCACCGACGATACGCCAGCCGCCCTGGTGCGCCCCGCCCGCCGCATAGCCGGGCACATTCAGCCCGATTGACGCCCAATCAAGCGCCCCAGGCTTGAACACGCGCCGCCCGCGCGCGATCTCGCCCTGCCCGTACTGATCAAAGTGCCGCTGCGCACCGACGCCTGCGCGCTGCACATCACCATAAGCATCCAGATAGGCCTCTGGCTTGACCTTGAGACCGGCCGAGCCAACCAGCCCCAAAAGCGCCTGGCGCGTCTGATAGCCCGAGCGGTCCACATAGATGTCATCCAGCTTGTCGCTGGCACTGAACGATTTGACCCGATAGGCCAACTGGTTCGCCGTTCCGGTGGAATTGACCCCCGCCAGCTCCGCCAGCTTTTTGAGCTGCTGATCGGTCGCGATGTACTGTCCTTTGTCGTTGCGCAGCATCCCGGCTGCATAGCTGTCCAGCGCAGCCTGCTTCGGCTGATCCGTGATTGCCTTGCGCAACGCCCCAAGAGCACCGGTCAGGTCAGTCATGGGGGCCGCAATGCCCGACTGCAACGTCGTGCCAAACCAGCTCGAAAACCCCGCAGACGGGTCAAACCGAAAAGAACCGCCCAGGGTAATCGTCCCCGAACTGGCCCCACTGATCGAGGCCAGCAAGGCCTTTTGTTCAGACGTCAATGATCCAGTGTCCACCAGACCCTTGATCACCCTCTGCACCGTTCCGGTCCCGAGATTGAGCTGCCGAAGAAGAGCGGTCTCTGTGGTGGTGAATTCCGGGCTGTTGAGCTGTGCGTTGATGACGCGCTTGGCGGTGCTGCTGGTCTCTCGCAACAGCTCCAGATCGGCGCTGTTCAGTGAGGCACCATAAACTGCATCAATCGTGACCGCCCGCAAGGCCGCCGTGTTCGACTTGAGCAGCAACGCGCGCACGGGTTCCGGCACCCCGGCATTCAAAATCGCTTCGATGTTCAGAGCCAACCGACCTTGCTCGGACAGCAGGGCGCGCTGCAAGCCGGATGGCACCCCCCCAGACAGAGCCGCCAGGACGGAAACAGAGAACGTCTGGACACCCCCTAACACCAACTTGCGCACATCCCATCCGACAGAATGGCTCAGCGACGCCCGAACGGCGACATCAAAAGTCCCGACATTCTGCAACGCGAGGCGCACGGCGCGCGGATCTGCGCCTGATGACAGCGCAGCATTGACCGTGCGCACAAGCTCGGAATTGCCGACCAATGCGAGGCGTCGTGTCTGCTCATCCAGATCCGCGCCAACCACAAATTGAAGGGTTCGGCGCAGATCGCCACCGGTCGCCAACGCCAGGTCACGCGTTTCCGGCGCGATGTCGTTGCCATCCAGCACAAAGCTGATGGCCTTGATGTGTTCCGAGGCTGTGTTCAGCGCCAACCATTTGTCCGGCGCAGGCAGATCCGAGCGCACAATAAAATCAATGGTCGAGGTCAGCCCCGTTTCGGCGTTGCGGATCAGGGCTTTTAGATAGTCCGGGATGTCCACTTGGGGCAGCAGATCCACCGCGACCTGCAAACGCTGTTTGAGCGCATCATAGGAAAACGCCTCGGCCTCCTTGATCGCACCTTCCAGCCCTGCCAGCGAGGCCTGAAAGTCTGCCAGGGTCCCATCGAAGTCGCGGGCCAGGTCCTGAATGGAGACATCAAGCTTGCCGATCTGCTCATTCGTCAGCCCTTCGAGTTGCAGGAAATTGCTCAATCCGGTCAGCACATCCACCTGCTGCTGATAGAGACCCTGCAGAACATCCTGATTGGCCCCTTCCAGTTCTGCCAGACCAGCCAGAAACTTGACCTCTCCCTGCAACTGCCCCGCAAGTCGGCGGTATTCCAGATCGCTGCGCGAGGTTGCCCGTGCATTGGCCAAATAGGCGTTCACCAACCCCGGAACATCGCGCGCGGCCTCGGCGTCCCCGCTGCGCGCCTTTTGCAAGACGGCATCCAAAGACGCCCGATTGGCCGCTGCGGCCTGATCCCGACCTGCGCCGCCAAGGTTCGAACCAACCAACTGGCGCAGAAAGTCCCGCAGGGATTCCGACACTCGGTACCACAAGGAAGCCGCCGATTTGCTTTCGGTCACCATTTTGCGGGCATCATCCAACTGCGCCCCGACCGCGCCCCCGATCTGATCGACCAGCCCCGTCACGGAAATCGCCAACGCCCCGACCTTGGGCAGAACACTGTCCAGGGCACCCGACAGCTTGATGACTTCGGCATAGGCGTTGCGCCCGGATTCCGTGGTGGTGTCAAAACCCTCAACCATTGCCCGCAACTGCGCCCGGCTTTCCGGCATAACCAGGCCGAGATCTGCAAAGGTATCCCGCAACCGTCGCAGCGTGATCTCGCTGCGCTCGCTCTCGGAATAGACCGCCTGTAGATAGGCCGAGGTCGCCGCGCTCATGGCCTCGATCCCGCCGAACACATCGGACAGGTGCGATGCTGCATCTGCGCCTGCCAAAGAAACAGCGAAGGCGCGATGGCCCAAGAGATCAGCCATATCATTGGCCGCACTCAGGCTGTCCGACAGCCGCTTGAGCGTTTCCTGCGCGCTCTCCCCCGTTCGAGAAAAGGCATCGGTGCCCAGAACCAACGCGGCCATCTTCTCGGATGCGGCGTCGATGTGTCCGCTCAACTCCTCCTGTATCTGCGCCTGCGTCTTCCCGTTCGTCCAGAGCGTGAACTGTTCATCGTTGAACTCCGCCAGCGCGGACGAGCTGAGCCCCAGGGTCAAGGCCATGGCCTTCAAACCCGTGGTGACACCACGCATGGTCTTGTCCAGGCTCGCCTGGATCTCATCTGGCACCGGCTTGTAAACGGCCTTGTTGCTGCGGAACGCACCCCCCTTGTAGAAGTCGAATTGGGTACCGTCGAAACCATCGACGCCGAGGGTCCCACGCAAAGCAGTGCCCGCATATTTGCGCGAAAAGGCTTTCGAAAGAGCGTAGACCCCGGCCAGCAGCGCTCCCACAGCAGGCAGGGCTGCACCAATCGCCCCAAGACCGCCAACAGAACCGGACACCAACCCGCCAAGGTTGGCGAAAGAGGCACCCAGGCCACCGCCAGACAACACACCGCCCAGCCCGCTGCCAATGCCCCCAAGCAAGCCACCGCCTCCCAGGAACCCACCGCCGCCTAGCAGACCACTGGTCTGCGATCCCAACAGCCCACCCAGCAAGCCACCGCCACCGCTGCCATCGCCAAGGACGGCCCCAGCCGTGCCACCCAACGCCAAGCGATCCAAACCCAGAAAGCCGGTGACCGAGGCAATGATCGGAAGGGTGAATTTGGTATTGGCCAACTGAAATGCGACGTCTTTCAGCATGCCCTTGATGGTATCGCCCAAGCTACCGCCCTCAAAGGCCGTGCGCGTGATGTTGTCGGCCCACCGGGACTGCTGATCAGCCACGCGCCGCGTCGCGGCCTCGGCATCATCCAGCGCCACCACCTGACCGGCCAGCGCCTTGATCTGTGCCTGCGAGTATTTGCCCGCCTCGGTTCCGAGACGCTGCTGCACCGACAAGACCGCCTGATACATCTGGCGTTCTTTGCCACCCAGCCCCAACAGGGTGCGGCGTTGAGCGATTTCCCGCGTCAACTGGCTCTCGACCTTTTTGGCCCCGCCACTGCCGCCGCTGGCCGTGTTTAGCTTGTTGAGCGCCGCTGTTCGGTCCTGATATTCCTTCGTCAGTTGCTGTTCGAGCTCATACTGCTGGACGCGCTGATCAATGCCCGCCTGCACCTGCCGCCGCTGCCCGTCATGCATACTGTCGAGCGCAGGCAATGAGGCCTCCAACTCGGCACGGTATTTGGCGACATTGGCGCTCAGCTCACCGCCGCCCGACGCCAGCGCCGAGATCCCTGCCCGCAAGCCTGCAATCTTGGCATCGGCGCTCGCCAATGCGCCCGGCAGGCCAGACAGGAAGCTCTTGAGGTTTGCCGCCTGCCCCGCGGCTTGGCCCAGACCGATCGACAATGAAAAACTATTGTCACTCGCATCGCTCAAGGTGTCCGCTGCGCCTGCGGAATCGTCCCTTAACCGCATGACGGAAATACCCGCTGCATCCAGGCGTGACTCTGCTAAGGCAAGGGCACCGGACAGGCGCTCGATTTCTATCCTGGCTTCTGCCATGCGTTCGGTCTCAAACAGGCTGACACCGAAAAAGTTGGTTGTGAATGACGCCGCCTCAAACTCAACCTTCGCCGCATCCAGTGCCGTTCGAACTGTATCCCGAGCGTTCTCGGCGGCCACCCTCATCGCCTCGGCAGACTTCAACGTCATCGTATTGAAATACAATTCCGTTGCGGATGTCAGTGCTTCCTGCGCCCCGGTTGTTGCTTGCAGTGCTGACGCGAATTCCTCGGCGGCCAGCCCCGAGTTGCGGAACCCCTGATAGATCGCTGCTGCCATCCCAGCAAAAGCAATAAAAGGAACCGCATTCATCGCGGTGCCCAAGAGGAAGACTTTTGCCGAGAGAGCCCCAACCGCACCCGCCAAGGGGGCCGTCACCTTCAACACTGCGGCAAGCCCAAGAGACAAAGGCCCAACAGTGGCCGCAAGAGACGCAGATACAACAATTGTCTGCTTCGTCGCATCGTTCAAACCAGCGAACCACTCCCCTGCCAAAGCAGCACGATCCGCGATCTTCTCGATAGATGGTGCCAACGCCACGGTGATCTGATTGGCAACGCCACGCCCGACCAGTCCAAGGCGCGACACGGCATCATTGGTCCGTTCGATCTGGTCAGCATCCACCTCGGAAACAGCCACGCCGAACCGGGCGACATCCTCGGACGCCACCCGCAACGCGCTGGCATCGATCCGGCTGAACACAACACCTGCCCGGCTCCCGAACAGCTCAGAAGCAATCGCTGCGCGTTCGGCTTCGGGAACATAACGGCTCATTGCTGTCTGGATGGCCGCCAGACGTTCATCAAGCGGCAATCGGTGCAAATCCTGAGCAGTCAGATGCAGACGCTCCAACGCCTTGGCCGCACCTTTGGCCCCACCGCTCTCGACTTGGCTCAATCGCTTGGTCAGCTGGATCGTGGCTTGCTCAACCTCACCAATCGAGACGCCTGACAGATCCGCAGCGCGATCCAGCACCTGCATGGATTTGACCGTGGTCCCGAGCGATTGGGCCATCTTGGCCTGAGAATCCACAACCGAGAGGCTCGATTTGAGCGCCACCGCCGCCATCGCCGCCATGGGCGCTGTGAAGCCGAGCGACAAACGCCGCCCGGCTCCTTCCATCTTTCCGGCAAACCGCACCATGCGGCGTTCGACAGTGCCCATGGTTGCCATGGACCGCTTCGCGCCAGTTTCAAAGGCAGCAGAGTCGAGAGAGAGAACGCCCCGCAGAGCGCCAATAACGGCTGACATCGCTCAGTTCACCTATTCGAAAGTTGGGAATTTGCCTGTGCAGCAACGCTGCTGAAATAGGCGTGAAGTTTGGCCCGAGCCTCCTGGTTGCTCATAGGCTTGGACCGAGGCCCAGTCTCACCAGCCTTGGCGAAGTCGGGCATGTTCTTTGGATCGTGGAACGCGAACTGGATCAAAGTCCCCAGCTCCTGGTTCAACACCCTTTGCGCCTGAACCTCGGCATCCTTGGCCTTTCGGCGGGCCCCGATGATCAGACTGTATTCGCGGATGGTGATGTCCCAGAAATCGCGGTGGTGCAGGCCAAACTCGACCCACACCGCGATCATTTCATCCCAGCTCAGTCGCTCGGACTGGCCGTTCCGTTTCCCTCATCACCCCCTTCATCGGGGGTGTCGGATTGTGGGAACGCCGCCGCCACAGCCTTGCTCAGAACCGGGACGACAGCACTGGGACCGCCAGCGCTTTCCACCAACTCAAGCGCCTGGTCTTCGGCGCTTGGTCCATCGTCATCCGCCTTGGACGGATCATGGAACCCGGCACCATCGTTGGCACAGGCCTTGATCATCGCCAGAACCATGCCGACGCCTTTGGAGCCATCCAGAAACGCCTGCAACACCTTGTCGATGGGTTGACCGTCAAACTCCTGCTCCAGGCGGTATTGGGCCCGCGTTGACAGTTTCAGCTTGTGGGTCTTTTTGCTGCCCAGCTTCAGGGGAACAGAACCGATCATCAGACTGCTCCCTTCGTCCAGGTGATTTCACCTGTCGGACGCAGCTTGAGATCTGTCATCAGATCACCGTCATAGTCCGCAGTCGGCAGTGACGGGGTGACAAAGGCCTTGTATTCGAACTTGTCACCCGTGCCCGCGCCGGTCTCCGGTGGCAGTTGCACCTCGAAGAAAACCGGTTTCCCGCTCGCGTTGAACCCTGCCGCTTCTTCATAAAGCGCCTGCGAATAGTAGCAGCTCAGGGTCAGTTCGCCGGTGTCCTTCAAACCCAGCCCGTATTCCTTGAAACGGTCGGGGCTGTCCAGCGACGTGCGGTCGCGGTATTCCTGCGAGATCTCAGGAATGCCGACCGACTTGCACCCTTTGATCGTCGTGTACGGGCCACCATCGGTTGCGGACCATTTGACCGTAACGAGATCGCCGGGAATGACATTTTCTGCCATACCTTGTTCCTTTCATGATGTTAAGAAAGCCGGTCCCCCGGCCTGTGGTCAGGCGCGGTACCGCACCTTGAAGTCCAGCGAGAACCGCCGGATTACGTCACCGTCAGCCGCCGAATGCGCCGCCCGCCGGTTAAGTTCATAACAGCGGACAATCCCGCCAGTGTTTCGAATGGCCTCCAGGGCCAGCGCGATCTGAGCAGCCGTGTCGCGCGCCTCCAGATATGTCTTGGCATCCACGTTGATCTGCACCCGCGCGGTCTCGATTCCACCACGCCCGGTCAGCGTGTGGTTTCCCGGCCCGCTGATCTGCTGCAACGAGATCTGGGGATATGGCTGTTCCTCGTCAAACACCCCCCAAACCACCGGATGACCCAGCGGCGACAAGACCTGAAAAAGCGTCTCCTCCATCAGCTCGCCGCCTTCGCTGCCCGGCGCGCCGCCCGCGCCAGGGTCTTTTCAATCTCAGACCAGACCTCTGCGCGCAGGATCTTCAACATACGTGCCCGGTTCTTGTCCCAGGCGGGCCGCATGAAAGGGTCAGCCATAACCGCGCCCGTGAACTTGCCCGATTTGTGATAACGGGGCCCGGTGCCAAACTCGATCAGATGGGCATGCGGTGCCCCGCGTCCCTCATCGTCCACCGGCCCGACATAGAGCGCGACTTTGCCGCGTCCCTGATCCCCGCGCGCCTGCGCCTTCTGGCGTGTCGTCAGCTTGCTGGTGATCGCGATCTCAAAGGGGGACGCCGCTGCATCATGTGCAATGGGCCGCAGGGACTTCTTCATCGCCCGGCGCATCACCCCCTTGGCGGTGCCCCGCTTCAAACCGGCCAGCGCGCGTTCGATGTCGCCCGCGCCCTCGATCTCCATCTTGACTGACATGAGCCCTCACTTCGTCCAGGCGGAAATCTCGATCCAACGACGACGACCAAGGGTCTTCACCCCTGTGATCTGCCATTCGCGACCGTCGAACATCAGCCGGTCATCGCCCGTGATCGCGGCCATGCTCGCGCTGTATCGCACCACAAACCGCGCGGCGCTGACCCCTTCGACATGCCCTCCCCGAATCCGTTCACCGTCGCTGACAGGCGAGTAAGCCGCCCACGCCTTGGGGCCGTCATCAAACCCCTTGAGCAGTTCGCCCAATGCGTTCTTGCCTGCCTGCCGCGTTCGCAGAGTAATCCGGCGATCGAGATTTCCGATGTTCATTAAAACAACCCCAAAGCGCCAAACTAGACGGCAAATCTACGGTACCGGACGGTCAACCGGTCGACACCCATCTGAAGTTCTGAAGTGATTGCACCCTCAATTTCCGCCTGACGGTTCTCAAAAAAGTGTGCCAACAAAAGCTTTGCAACCTGCTTGATGTCTTCAGGCACACTTTCGACATTTGCCCATCCAGCGGTAAAGCGGATTTCAACCGCATCCGGTCGATCAGCCAACGGCGGGCACTCGAATGAAGGCAGCAGCACCACTTGAGCAAGCCGTCCAGCGCGCCTCACCACGTAGTGTTCGGCCGGAACAACCTGGGTCCCGCCGACCCTGGGCAGGTAGCGCATCTCATCGACGGAAGAGATACGCGGGAACGGCAGGCGCAGAAGCTTCGGAGTGAACTCGCTGGCCTTCACAGACCATTGCTGTGCCACCATTGGGAAGCCCAATCCGCCAAACCCGTCTTCGTCCACATCGAGGAACGCAGAGGCCGCAGCGATGGCTTGCTGAATGTCGGCGTCATGATCCCCACCGATGATCCGCAGATGATCGCGGGCCTCATCGAGGCTCACCAAATCCAAAGTCGCGCCGTTCTGCCGTTCCAACCACATCGCTCAGCCCCGCTTAAGTCGCCTTGGCGTTTTCAGGCTTCTGCGCCTTGTTGGACGCAGGCGTGTCGGATTTGTTCTCGACCGCGGGTGCGGACTTCTCGCCCTCGGACGAAGCCGCGCCATCATCGGCGGACGGATCGACCAGAGTTCCGCTTGCGACCAGATGCGCAACGCTGATTGGTTTTGCTTCGCGGGTGTCGCCCACGTCATACCACTTGTCACCCTGATGCGGGCGCACGACTTTGTATTCCATCGGATTGTCCTCTCTCAAAGAAAAAGGGGCGCGAACGCCCCTCGTTTGGTTACTGCGTCGGCGGATCAGGCCACGCGGTCGAAATCGCCGTAGATGAAAGTCTCAGGGCGATAAACCGCCAGTGCCAATCGCTCTTCCGCGAGGATGGTCACCTTGTTCCGGGTGAAATCGTCATTCTGGAAGCCGGTCTCGATGCGGGAAGCCCACTGATCGAAAATCTGAGCCCCCATGTCGAACGCACCCACCAGCACCTTGTCCACGGTCATTGCAGGCGTGGCCACAACAGGCAGGCCCCAAAGCGTAGGTGCAAGACTTCCCTGCGGATTGCCGATGATGTAGCGGCCTTCGCTGTCTTTCAGGGTTTCAATAAACGCCCAATCGGTTGGATGCAGGACAATGCCCGTAGCGGGATACTCGGCCAGAACCGCCTGAAGCGCCATATAGCGGATCCGATCAATGGATGTGCCTGCCGGGAAACCAGCCGGAGCCGCATAGGCAGTGGCCTGCGGGACAATGCCGTTCAGGTTTTCGCCGGTCCCGTCGCCAAAGAGCAACTGCAGCTCTTCTTTGAATGCCAATCCATAGAGCAGGCGATTGTCGATGATGGACCGGATCTGAGCCACATCGGACAGGGTCTGTTTCGAGGTGCGCATCCAATGCGCGATTACCTTGGTACGGGTTTGCACTTCTTCGATGGAGAAGTCGGATTGCGGTTTCAAACCGCCCTCAGCCACCATGTCGGCATTGTTCGCAAAACCGGTCTCGCGATCATAATCGATCAGCGAACTATCGGTCTGACCTGGCATCAGAAGACCACGGATGGTCATACGACGCTGCGGCAGCGGCTGAATGCCTGGCAAATGTGTCGAATGCACAGCAGCGCCAAGTCCACCCGCGCCGCCGGTTGTGGTGGTCAGATCCGCCTTGACTTCAAGCGAGGCACTGTCGCCCTTGCGCGGATTGTCCTGGAAGGTTTTGAATTCGTCGCATTCGACAAACTGAGCGCCGACCGACTTCTGCTGATCCGCACCATCATCGCCACCGCGATCCAGTTTCTGCTCCAACTCTTCGAGCTTGGCTTTGACGCCGTTCATTCCGGTCAACGCCTCGTCCGCGTCATCCTTCGCCTTCTGGCTCAGTTTCTCGCCAGACTCAGCCTTGCCAACCGCATCCTCTGCGATCTCTTTCAGCTTGTCGAACTGCTTGTCGAACGCAGCTTTGGTTTCCGCTGCCAGCTCGGCAGCCGATTTCGTTTCACCCGACATGGGATCTCTCCTGATTTCTGTTCAGATTGGAGGGCTTTTCACCCGTTGAGAGCAGTGAAGAACGCCACCGCCTCAGTCTCCGCAACGGCAGGATCCCCCTGCCCTTTCAGGTGGACGCGCGCGGCACGCTCCGCCTGTGAGTTCGAAAGGCCAACTCCCTTGGCTAATTTGCCGAACTCCCGCTCAGTCAGCCGATCCCCGGCCTTGAGCTTGTTCAACACCTCTTCCGGCACGTCCGTCTTGGCCGACACACGCGCGCTCGTCAGCATCGGGAACGTCACCAGCGATACCTCCCACAGGTCCAGCTCGGTCAACACCCGGACGCCATTGTCTTCCTTGTGGGCCTTTATCGTCCGATACCCAATCGACAGACCATCCACCGATCCCGCATTGATCAGGGCAATCGCTTCGCGCCCTTTGGTGACTTCGTTCAGGATCCGGCCCTTGACCCAAAGGCCCCTGTCATCTTCGCGCACCTCTTCCCAGACGCCAATCGGGTGGCCGGGATCATGCTGCCACAGCATTTTCACTTTCCGCTCGTCAGAAGCCAACATCGCAAGGCTCGCCTTGTACGCCCCGCTGGCGACCATATCACCGCCACCGTCCACTTCCCCGAACAGGCTCGCATAGCCTTCGATTGCACCGTTCTCAGAAACGGTTTTCAAGTCTACGGCCAGCTCCTTGGTTTCGAGCGTCATCACGCTTCTCCTGTTTCAGTGATTGGAATGTTCTGCATCTGCATGCGCACCACATCGCCACCCTCGACCGGTGGCAGGTTTTCCAAGGTCCGTAGCTCATTGATGGTCAGGCCACCGATCTGGCTCATGATCTGATAGTATGCCGCCCGGCTGGCAGGGTCTCCGCGCAATAGACCGTCCATGTTGATACGCGCCGAGAATCCCGCCGCCCGGTCCTCTGACGTGAGAAGCTGCTTGCGCACGGCCTGTTCAATCCGCTTCACGCGCCGCCGCAGATAGAATTTGGTGAACATCAGAACCTGCTGGTCAACACTGGTTGGCCAGGCAGTTGATGAACCGGCATGGCCAATCAAGGCAGGCGGCACCTGAAAGAACCGGCAAATTTCTTCCACCGAGAACTGCCGGGTTTCCAGCATTTGCGCATCCTCGGGAGAAACGCTGATTGGCGAGAACTCCATGCCGCCCTCGGCAATGAATGGTTTTCCGCTGTTCGCAGCACCAATGTACTTCTCCGCAATGCCATCAACGACTGCACGCTCAGTTTCACTCAACCAGTCGCTGAAGGTGAGCACCCCACCAGGACGCATCCCATTCTCAAACGTGCTGGCGGCGGCCTGCTCTGCAGCGAGCGCTGCCGTAAACGTTCGGCTGCCAAATTGCAGTGTGGACATTCCGCCAAGAGCGTTGCCGCCTGGTCCACGAACATGGAACACGTCGCGATCCAACCGGGTGAACGCCTTGCCATCGCTGGTCCAGCGATACTCGATCCGGCCATTGCTCAGACGCCGCACTGACATTGCATCAGGTTGAACCGGATAGAGCGCTTTAATCGCCCCTCGGCTGTCCCGGGCCACGTCAGCATAGCAGTTGCCTCGCAGCTCAAGCGAAAGGTTCATGAAGTCCCAAAAATCCAACGCTGTCTGATCGAAGTTGGGGCTTTCATAGATCACTTTGTGCAACGGGTGCGTTCCTGCCACCTTCGGGAACCCGGCATCATCCCGTTGGATGATTTCGAAGGGCAGCGACGACAAGGTGCCGCTAATCAGGTTCGAGCAGGCCCAGACAGCTGAAAGCCCCATGCTGGATCGCGGCGTGACGCGTTCGGCTGACACGTCCGCATGGCCGCGCCTGTCCGTCCATTTCACCGAGTCAGACGACTTCACCTGCAGACCAAATGCAGACAGCGCCTTGTGCAAAATTCCCATCAAGTTGCTCCTAGCGATGCAAAGAAGCTGCTGCGGCGCTCCTTGCTGTCATCGTCTTCCTCTGCCTGGCACAGCGGCCAAATCGCGTTGATCACAGCGTCGATCCCGTCGATCTTGTCTTCTGGTGCCAGCTTGGTCGGAAAGATGTAGTCGCCGCCTGGCACCTGCTTCAGCAGCGTGTTGCCCGCCATCCATGTCAGCACCTGATTGCCATCGTGCAGAAACCTGTGATCATCCACCGCAGCAATCAGCTTGTTGAACGGCTCATTTGTGTTTGCCGCCCGTTTGCGCAGCTCCACCGCCAAAATTCCGGCCGCATCCCAGGTCGCCGCCATCTGTTGCGCAAACTGCGCGTCATAGACCACCATTTCCACGTCGAAGGCGGGCAGATCGCCCCAACCCCATTCGTTGCGCGGATCATGGTCCGCACCATGGCCACAGAGCTGCATCACCAGCGCTTCGACCAACCGCAGATCCAGTTCCGCGCCGGGCGTTGTCGTGATGAGGCCCTTGCTGGCCCACCCCCAAAGGTGTTCATTGCCAGCCGCGTCCACCACTTTCTGCGGCAGACAATGCCAACTGAAAGCGGTCATCGGCCCCTTTGCCGGGTTACATTCGTCTGGAAAAACCACCACAACGCTTGACGGGTCATGGCGGGTCGCCAGGTCAACGCCGATGTAACAGCGCCGCCCGGCAAAGTCTTCGATCCTGAGCGATGTGTCTTCACCAGCGCGCCATCCTTCCATGTCGATGGCGGACGCACCCACACTGGTCCAGATGTCCAGATGTTTGCGCAGAAATTCACCCATCGCTGCAGGACTGGCCGCTGCTTTCTTCCATTCGTCCTGCATGTATTGCAGCGATTTGGCTGCATGCAGGGACGGGTTGGCTTTTTCCCAGGCAATAGGATCGCCCGGATCATCACCCTCATCGGCCTCGAAGATCAGCCCGAAATAGCTGTCATCCTCGAAAGTACCATCCAAAATTCGCTGCAGATACTTCCGCTGCTCATAGCAGATCCCCGCAGTGTTATAGCCTGCCGTGGTGATCGCAATCAGCAGCGGCTGTTCGCGGGCCCCCAAGGCGCTGGCCATTGAATCCCACACGTCGCGCTTTTCGTGTTCATGCAATTCATCGACAATCGCACAATGCGGGTTCTTGCCATCCTTCGACTTGGTTTGGCTGGCGACCGCCTGGAACAGCGCCGCCGGATCTCCGGTCTTGATCTTGTGTTCTTCGACATGCAGCCCCAGAACCTCGTCCAAGGCCATGCCGCCAACCTGACCCGACAGGGCCATGACCCGCGCTGCGTCAAAGACAATCCGCGCCTGATGGGTCGAAGCGGCTGCCGAGTAGACCTTTGCGCCCGGCTCGCCATCCACGGTCAGGAAATAGAGACCAACGCCAGCCAGCAAGGTTGATTTGCCGTTCTTTCGAGGCACCTCGACATAGGCGGTACGGAACCGGCGAACGCCGGTGACCATGTGACGCCAACCGCCGATCTGGCTGATCAGAAACGCCTGCCACCCCAGAAGAGTGATGGTTTCGCCCCTTGCAGCCCAAGCGCCTTCGATGTGCGGCAGCGCCTCCATGAAGGCGCACATGTGTTCCGCCGCCTCCATGTCGAAGACATAGGGGAACTGGTCTGTGCCTGCGCGTTTCAGATCGGCCCGGAACCGCTTGCAAGCCTGCTTTGCCCGTTTGCAGCTTGGCCGTTTGTTCGACAGAACGTCCTCGACCCAATCGAGAGCGCGATCCACAATCGGTGTCTCGACCTGCACTGCTACCGCCGTGCTCATTGACCGCCGCTACTTCTACGCTGGAAGGTCTGAAACGGTGTGACGTTACCTTTCGGCTGGGTGTCGGCACCGCCGAACAATTCGTCCAGGAAGGTGGTCTGCGCCCCGTTGCCATTCTTGGATCGGGCATAAGGTGTCGCCAGCAGCTCACGCTGCAGCCCCATGATCTTGTTTTCGTGAAACGCCCGGCGTTGTTCGTCGCCGGACAGGTATTTGTCCTTGGTCGCGGTGAAATCGGCCTCGTCAATCTTGCGCGAAAGGCGATCATGCGCCGCCATGTGCAGGCCCCAAAGGCAGACCAGTCGAAAAACCGGCTCATCGATCACCTTCTCGCGCTTTGTGGCGGTCAACATCGCCAACGCGTGTTTTTCCTCTTCAGCGCCAAAGTGTTCAGGCCAACCACCCAAGAGGGCAATCAACTGCTCAAGACTGTTAAGATCAGGCATACCCCCCCCTTAAAAATTACACGCGGAAAAATCTGATTACCCCCGCCGGTCCCGGGCATTCAGGCTGTGGACTTTTGATCCCCCCACCTGCGCGCCGCTCGGACCGTTGTTTCTTGATGTCGTGGCAGGACTTGCACAGCGACTGCAATTCACCGAACCAGAACAAGCCGTGATCGCCATTGTGCGGGACAACATGGTCCGCGATGGTGGCCAACTGCTTCGAATGCTCCGGGCACATCACACACAACGGCTGCGCTGCGAGCTGCCGAGCCCGCCGCCCGTTCGGGCCGCTCCATGCTTTGCGTTTGTACCACTTGCGATAGGGAAGACTGGCCCGCTTTGCGTCCGCAGGCCGATCCCGGTCCCTCTTGTTCTGCACCGCGTGGGCCTCACAGTAAGCCGACCCAAGGTCGACCAGCCAAGAACAGCCTGGGTGCGCGCAGGGTTTCTTCGGCATTGCACCCTCTTGGACGTTAGCAGGTCACCAACGCAAAAGCGCCCGACAGGGCTTCCTGCGGGCGCAATTCGGTCGAGGGCAAGATGTCAACAGAGTGACTTTCAAGTCAAGCCTTATTTCAGCAGTCAGCCCTTTCCGGACATCGCCCTTCGACACCAGGCTTAAGACAGACATTCGCTGCAGGCGCTGAATAGCCCGAAAAGTATTACTCTAATTGATGCATTTTAGGCACCCTCAAACATAGCTCTTTGACAGCTGCTACATTTTCTTTGCCCACCCAGCCGCCTCTTTAGGGCTAAGTTGTTTGATATCGTTTCCGCTACGAACAAAACAATCATCTCCTAAGAACGACAGTTCGTCTTGAGGCGGGATATTAATAATGAAAACATGTCGATCAGCATAATCGAAAACACGCAATCCAGAAATGACTGCCTCTTTAAGGTTTTCACTCAGGTTCGAACTGTCAATGAGTTTCCTGACTTTCCCAAAAAGATCATCAACAGTCGTCTGCAAACTATCAATGTCTTTATTCACACCGCAAATATGCCAACCATGATACTCGTACGTGTCAATCTCAAAAGCGGCCTCGATTGAATTTTTATCCGTGACACCGTCACATACGCCAAAAACAAGATATGATTGGTTGTTCGGATTTGAATTGGCTAGCGCACAAAGAGTTTTCGGGATCTTGATGTTAAAGGATTTTTCCCATTTCTTGGTGTGCAAGTTGACGAAACCCTGTTTGTATTCGATGATCTCCAATTCGACGCGTGACGCGGATAGGATGTTTTTTAGCTCTTGCTGGGTGTTTACCGCACTCTGGAAATCTTTTGGACGAGGTATGCAGAAATCGCCAATCAATCCTTTGAATGTGTCAATGTTTTGCTTGCGTACATCAGGGTTTTGCGCCTGCTGGCCCACCTTAATTCTTGGGGACACGTCTTTCAACGCCAACCATGCTTTATCATATCCTGAAATAATTTTTTTATCCGCATTTCGCACAAAAAAGATTGCCAGAAATAGTGCGTAGAATATCTGAGTTTGTTCGTTGGATGTTATCCCTTTGTAGACGTGGGCTCGAAACTTGTTATTTTCGGCGTCACTGTAGGAGATCAGCTTCTCTACATCAGCAAAACACTCTTTGAATTTGTCAACGTAATAATCTTCGCCCTTCAACGCAAGTTTTGCATCAATATCTTTGAAAGATTGGTTATTTTCGTCGTACAGTTTGTCAAGATTGGCCTTCCCAACGCCCATAGGGCTTTCAAGAATCATCCCCGACAAAATATCTGCAATGACTTCTTCGTCACCGCTGTTTTTTAGTTTCTTAAAATGTATAATTCCGTTCGCACACCAAAAAACATCCTCTGCAATAATCTCATTTCCAGTGTAATTTTGCCTGTTAGCAATGCTTATGTTTGCCATTTTGTGCAGGGGAACAACTGGATTTGAAACATCACCTCGCACATAGCAAGCTAATTCATTAACCAGCTTGGAAAACCGTGATGTAGACCCTGCTTGCCTGCGGTCTTGCTCACTCAGTTTGACGCCTGTCGCGTTAATGCGATTGAAGACAGTATCAATAACGTCGCTGTCTGGCGCTTTAAAAGTAGTTACGGCTAGATTGTAATTGAGAATTTTCTCACATGACTCTTCGGGGATGCACTCTTCATTGCTCGAATACTTCTTCTCAAAGTGGCCATCAGCATTGGCCCGCTTTGCCGATAAAAATGTTTCCAAGTTGAAATAACCGTCGGCGGTTTGAAATCTGTTTTCGATATAGCTAAAGATTGCATTCAATCTTTGCAGCCCATCGATGATTTCGATTTGCTCAGTGCCAGGGCGTTCGGCAAAAAGAAGTAGTGGGACAGGGTAGTCGCAGAGAATGCTATGGATTAGCTCTTTCTTTTCGTCAACACTCCAGACTAGCTTGCGTTGGTAACGTCTATTAACGATGAGTTTACCGCTTCGGTAATCATTATAAAGCGACTGAATATTAATACCTTTGGGAGTAAGTGACAAAGCCGTGGAACCTCACTAGAAAATATCTTTAGGCCAACGTAGTCGGCCCTCTCGCTGACAGTTAGCATCATTAACAACAATAAGGCGAGACCCAATCGATGCGCCTACAAGGGTCTAGTGTTGATTAGTGATTGTTCGGAACAAGCTGGAAATTTTTTGCACCGGGCGGGTGAGAAGGTTCGATTGGTTTAAGCTGCACCGCCGCAAAGGAAGGATGCGAACAACGGAAGGTAAGGGCCGTCCGCGTGACTTTGCAAAGGTCGCTATCTGCGCATCTCCACCGTTCGTTGGTGTTGCGCCCAACGGGAGCGGCGACAACTCAGCTGCCCCGCCCCCCAAGCCACCACGAAACAAGGTGATGCAACTTAGAGACTCCACCTGATTGGTTATTCGAGGTCGTTTCCCCACGGACGCAGAGCAGGTAAAGTTTCCGTCACGATAAACACAGTTAGATTACCCAGTATCTGAAAAGTGTTACGCAGCGCCATCAGAGCCAGACGCCATGCCAAATATTCCCGGCGGCAGGCCGCAATCTCGCGTGCTGTATTGGTATAGGTGACCGGGCACCAATACCCCCAATCCTTGCCCTTAACGGAATCGGCTGGCCAACGACTACCCAAGTCACGGCAGAATTCACGGTGCGCAAACCGCCCATGCTTGGACTGCCGCCAATCCAACGGCTCGCAACGCGGCTCGGCATCGCGACGCCAATCTGGGCACTGACCAGCCCGCGCCAGCTCGGCAATCCGGATAGCCATCCGCCGACCGCCAACGCCCTCAGGCAAGACCGCCAACGCCGAGGCAACAAGCTCGGCATCATGGTGCGGATCTGAACGGCCACCGCCGTCAACACGACACCCCAACCGTGCCCGCTCGATCATGATCCACTCCATACCGATTCCAGGGCGCGCGCCGGTTTCGCGCTCGATCTCGTCGAAGTCGAGGCTGGCCAGCTCCCGCTGAAACGCCCACTCGATCAACCCACGGATACTGACCTGCTGTTTGACACCGCAACGCACCAACGAGGCCGACGCAAGCCCAACACTCATATGCCTGCTCACGCTGCTTTCTCCCCAGCCTTGCCCTTAGCTGCAATCTGACGGCACGTGTCGATCTGGGCTTTGCGGTCGGCCAGGAAGCGGCGGTCGGCCGGCGAAATCTCCTGATCTCTGGTTTCTCGCAACAACAGATCCTCAAACCGCACATAGGCAGGCCGCGCTTGGTTGCGCAACTTCTCAAGGGTAAGCGACTGTGGCCACTTTCCCGGGTTGGCACGAACGTAGGCCAACAGCTCAGGCGCAAATCCATGCTTGAACGCTTCGTCACCCGCAGGCGAGGCCATCACCCGCCGCGCAAATGGTCCCGCATCCGTCTTGTCAGGTGGTCGGATGGTCTTGGCCGCTGCCAGCACATGGGCTGCAATTGGAAACCGATCCCGATTTGGCCCGCCCGGGTTCCTCAAGGCCCAAGCCTTCAACACAGCCAATTCCGCCTCATTCATGCGGGCCAACATCTGCGCCAGGGTACGCAGCATCGTTTCAAACGCCGCCTTTGTCAGCGTCGTCGGGCGCGCCAACCCCAATGCCAACAGCGGCTCGATCAGATGTTCCCGAACCCGCTTTTCGCCTTCTGCCTGCTCTTTGTCATCCATCGCCCTGTCCTCTTTTTCTCAGCAATTCCGACTTACCCACACCTGCCCCGGTCGATTTTGGAGCGCGACCTGCCTGTCATTTCATTTCATCTTCTTTCGTTTCCTCTCTTATGTCTGGAACTGTTCCATTCTGTGCAGAACTGTTCTGAACTGTTCCATTCTGTTCCACCTACAAATGCAGCAGATTTCCCTTTGAATTCAGATACCCCCGCGACGTCCGCCCAAAACACCCTCGGCAGAGGCCGCTTTCAGAGCGCGCCTGATCGAATGCTCGAACTGCGGCAGACGCCGCTGGCCGTTATGGTTTTCGATCAGCCACTGATCCAACCAGGCGACGGCCCGGTCATCCGCGCAAAGGTCATCACTGCAGCCACAAGCCTTGAGCGAGGCCTTGAGCCGCGTCCGACGCGCCCAAACCGCCTTGTCTTCATTGCTGGCCTTGTGCTCCAGATGACCGCGCAGCGCGGCCTCCATCACCTCTTGCACCACGGGGTGCGCCAGGCGCACCTCCCCGTTATCACAACGCACCTTGTGCCAGTTGTAGAGGGGGTTGAACGACCGCTCGACCAACCCCATCCAGCGCTCCAATGGAAGCCCCAAGAGAAACGCCAGATCATCGTGCTCGGTCGGCAAAGTGCCCAACGGTGCCTCGCCATGAGATTTGAAAAACAGCTCCATGCCAAAGAACCCAACCTCGGGATCTCGATAAGCCCTCTTGCGAAACCCACTGCGGTCGAACCGGTTCACATTGAACTGCAGGAAATAGTGCGAATCCAACCGCGCGGTGGACGGGATGGGGTATTCCGGCAGATCATCGACATCGACGGGCGACACAGCAACCAGGCTCATACTCCGATCCCCCGCTGCAAGCGCCCGCGACGACTGGCAAACGGCTTGCCGTGCGCGTGATTGTGACGAACAAATGCAGGGCCATCCCGGCAGACCTTTTCACGCAGCGCATTCACTTGTCGGCGGATTTCTTCATCCGCAGCCGCCTTTTCCTCGACCCTCTCGACACCGCGTTTGACCGTGGTGTGATCGCGGCCACCGAACAAGCGCCCGATGGCAGGCAAGCTCATCTTGGTATGCGCCCGCACCAGCCAATAGGCCACCTGACGCGGCCAACTGATATGGGCCGTCCGAAGCGGTCCTGACAAATCCTCGCGCGTCACCCTGAAATGAGCACACACAACCGTCAGGATCTCGTCAGCGCTCACCTGAGGCGGGTTCGCCCCCTGTATCTGGTCAGCTTCGCTCATTCTGAACCCCCTCGATATGATCAGCCATCGCCCGCAACTGCGCAGGCAAGTCATCCGGCACCGGCCCCGAGGCCAGCGGGCCGCGATCCTTGGGCCGCTGCGCCTGCGGAAACGACAACCCAAACCAAAACCCATCCTGTTCGGTGGACCGGAACGTCAGCTCGAAATGCGCCAGGGGAAGCGACGTCACATCAGCCATGCGCCACCCCTGCCCTGCGCGGCGCGGGAACCGGATCGACCGGTTCATAGCGCCAGCGTTCCTCGATTCCCAAAAAGCCCGCGTAATCAACGATCAGCTCATACCCCTCCGGCGCAGGCGCAGGGCGCACAAAGCCCTTTGGATAGATCCAACCGCGACCGATCATCCGGCCCTCCGGATCTGTCATCACACCGCCCTCCGCTCAGGAAATCGGAGTAGCGGACCTGCCAGTATCCAAGCCCATTGAACGAGACCGAAGGTTGGCGCTGAGTTTTCGCCTGCGCGATGGTCAGGCGACGCGCCGTCACTGGACAGCAGTAGCAAACCCTGCCTAAGCTCAATCATAGTTTGATTTTTGCCCAAGGTTTTGAAATGAAACGATTGGTTGTTTTCGCTGCGCTGTCCGTTACCAGCCCGGCATTCGGACAAGAAATCACCCCCGAACAGAGTCAGTGTGAATTCCTGTTTCCTGACGAACACGCTTTGGGAGAATTCCTGCAGCAGAACTGCCTGTGCGCTAGGTTTGAAGACAGCGCCATTGAGAGGCTGGACTGCTACGACAACGCAGCGTTGATGTTCCGCACCGACGAATACAAACTGAAACTCGCCGCTGAATGGCTCAGGCGGCAACCTGGTGGCCTGAAAATTCTCCGCGACGCAGCAAATCAGGGTGCTTATCAACCAAAAGACTGAATGCTCGCTGTTGACGACCGACATCATTTCCCGCCTTTCCCAACACTCAGCACGAGCCCCCACTGGACGAAGAACCCGGCGAGGTAGCAGAACAAGTCCCAAAGACTGTCGAGGATCACGAAGGCCGAAAAACCGGCGTTCGTCAGGTCGCCTGCAACTTCTTTCAGAACAATCGCGGCCATCCCGGCCCACAACCAGCCGACCGACAGGTCGCGGAACAGGACCACGGCGCTCACCAGCATGCCGATCCCGAAATGTGCCAGGCTGACGGTCGCAATCCAGACGAACTGCCCTGTCACGGCCTCGGCCCCGGCGGCGGTCAGGTCGCTATGCAGCAGCGAATTGAACTCGGATGCGATGACGCTCATTTTTGCTCGATCCGCCCCAAAATGTCGTTACGGGTTTGATCGCGCGTCAAAATTTCCATGGTGCGGAACACACCTAGGATGGCGCAGATGGTGTAAACGTCCTCAATCACAGGACTACTGTCGCCTGCGAGCCAGTTCAGGATTTGCCGATCCGAGCGCCCCAGCACCTTTGCCGCACGCCGCGCCGTTTCATTGTCGGTTGCGCCGGGGAACGCCTCGCGCAGCGCATCGCCGAACCGCGACCGCGCCAAATCACGCGCCTCCACCCGGTTCACAATGAAAGATTTTTCACGCCCGTTCAGGAGAAACTTGACCCCAGAGGACAACACACGAGGAAGCGATGACAGAGACATCAGGCGGTATCCTGGCTAGCGCGGCACAGCGAATTACGGGCAACTTCGATCTGATCCCACCTGGCAAAGGTTGGCGACATAGCACCGCTTTTCCAACGCTGCCAAGTCGAGCGCGCAATACCGGCCTTCTCGCAAAGCTGGTCTATCGAAACGTTTCCGGTCCTCAAATCACCTTCAATGCGTTCGATTTTCTGCGCCAAATTCATGTCAACGAACTCCCTTACCTCCCCTCTTTAAGCCAAAACGCTAAACACGCGTCAAGCTTTTTTGCACAGTGCGCGTTTTCGCTCAAAATGGCAGAATATTTACATGACACATTGGACACGTGAATACGTACTCGCCGTACTGGAAAGACAAGATTGGAGCATGAACAGGCTCGCTACAGAAATCGGCGTTGCTGCAACCACAATCAATCGACCCTTGAAATCAAAAGACGCCAGCGCGGGACTCTCAGCAAAAACTATCTCAAAAATATACGAAACTACCGGCGTCGACCCATCTGAATTTGCACCAGTCGGTATGTCTGAACCGATTGCCCTATACATGGAGAAGCCACAGGGCCGACGACCAGAAACAACCGCCGATCGCGCCTTGAAAAAAGTTATCTCAAGCCAAACAGGCGAACATCAGGAACAAAAAATTGCAATTGTTGGCGACTTGGTGCAAGTCGCAGCCACCGTTGATAAAGATGGCCTTGAAAAGCTCATAAAGCGTCTCAATCTCATTCACGAAGCGCTTTAAAATCATAGCCTTACGGAGAAACTATGACCAAACTAATTGATTGCTCCATTGAGGGAGTAGTGGATTGCAACATCTCGCAAACATGGACCGGGAAACTAAAAATCGCCTTGCCCTATGGCTGGAAAAGCCACAACTACTCCCAAGAACAAATCACAGAAATTGTCACCATTGATGAGGACAAATATAGGTCTGCTGGAGGCGCTGCTGCCGGTGCAATTATCGGGGGCGTTCTGACTGGTGGAATTGGCTTTCTCGCCGGTGCAGCTTTGGGCGGACGTCGACGCAAGGAAGCAAGTTTCTTAGTGCGTTTTGCCGACGGTAACCACGCGGCATTCACCGAGACGTCTGGCGCAATCCTAAAGGTACTAGATCGCCTACTCCTGACTGCTCAAGCACAGACCATCGCCAAGTCAGGCGAATCCTAAAGTCACAACTGATTGAGCTTTTTAGCTTGACTTAAGTTTAGCGTTTACGCACAACTTACCTCCATCCAACCGGTGGAGGCCACATTGCAGCACTCAGACGTTTTCAAAGCCACAGCCGAGATCATCGGCAACCCCAGCTCTTTCTTTCACCCCACCCTCAACACCGACGCTTGGGAAGCCGCGAAAGAAGAACAGGGCCATCCGATCACCGAAGATCGCAAGGCCCGCATTGGCACACCGCAGCATCTGATCGAAACACCCAAGGTCAGCCCCTTGAGCAGCATCCGCGCGCGCATCCATGCCCGCGCGATCGAGCTAGGCAAGTCCCGCCCCGACGCGCTGATCTTGTCCGAGGCCGCAATCGGCCATCGGGTGCTGCCGTGATGCAGAACCCATACACCGCTACCTCCCTGAGTGGTTCAAATCGAACCGCCAAACTGGCCGGGGGCGCACGGCTTGCCGTCTCCGGCCTCTTTTCCCGAATGACACGAGGGGGCCACAGGCAGCCCCTGAACGGGGCGCGCGCGACAAAGCCCACCACTCACGAGAGCAAACCGCGCGCGCCCAAGGCCTTTGATTGCCCCGAATGGCCCGGCTGCGGATGCCCCGGCGGCACTGTGCGCCCGGACTGCCCCGGCCTGCCCGAAAACCAAAAGGTCTGGCCCAAGCTGACAGCTGTCACACTGTGGGCGCTGCTCTTCGCGGTCATCGCCCTGACCCTAACAGTCCTGCTTGCGCTGCGCGATCTGCGCGAGTGGGCTGATGATTTCCCCGCCATCCTAGCCGCGACCCAGACTGCGGCCGAGGTGGTCACATGAGCGCTCGCACCCCATTCAACGACCTGTCCGCAGAATCGCAGGCAGGCATCCTCTGCAACACGACGCAATTCCAGGACTTCGCGGCGAAGGAAAGCGGCTTTCCCAAGGGAACATTCGGCCACAGCGCCGCCGCTGAATACCTGCGCAAATTCTGCGGCATTGACAACCGCCGCGAGTTCGAAACCAACCAAACCGCCCGCGAAAAGCTGGCGATTCTGCGCACCGAATACGACGCCTGGCGCGGCGTCATCCCAAACCCAAGGGATTTCCGCCCATGAGCCGCCCCCTTCGGGCCCTTGTCGCCTGCGAGACTTCTGGCATCGCCCGCCGCGCCTTTGAGGCCCACGGGTTTGACACGACATCCTGTGACCTGGCGCCCGCCGAGGACGGATCGAACCACCACATCGTCTGCGATGTTCGGGACGGCATCCTGCACGAAGGCTGGGATTTGCTTGCGGTGATGCATCCACCCTGCACCCGTCTGTGCAGATCCGGGCGACAGTGGATGAGCGGCCCCGGCAAATGGACCCCACCCAAGCGCCTCCCCAAGGGCAAGACGGTCGAGATCCTGCGGGCCGAGTTCGAACTAGGTGTCGACATCTTCACCACCTGCTGGAACGCTCCGATCGAGCGTGTCGCCATCGAAAACCCGGTGATGAATGACTTGGCCAAGGACCGCATGCCGGCGGATCTTCCCAAGCCCCAATTGGTGCAGCCCTTCTGGTTCGGAGAACCCGCCTATAAGGAAACCGGCTGGTATCTGCGCGGCCTGCCCGAGTTGGTCGAGACCAACCGACTGGAAGAGCCCGCGCGCGGCTCCGACGAATGGAAACGCTGGAACCGTGTCCATCGCATGCCCCCAGGACCAGAGCGCGCGCGCCTGCGCAGCCGGTCCTTCCCCGGAATGATGGAAGCCGCAGCCGCGCAATGGGCCAACCACGCAATGAGGGCCGCCGCATGATGTCCATTCTTGAATTGATCGGATGGGCGTTCTTTGCCGGATGCCTGTTTGCTGCGTTTGTTGCACCACTCGCGGTGTTGCTGTGGTGGCTCGACCGCAAGTCAAAAAGCCTGTCATACCGTCTCGCACTGAACGAGAAAGGCTAGGGATAATGGGCGCTCCACGTGTCACCAAGGAAGCTATCACCCGCGCCATTGAAGCTGTGGAGAAATCCGGATTCACCATCGGAGTCGTTGAGGTCAACAACGTCGCCGGAACCATTCGCATTGAAAGGTTTCAGGAAGCCAAAACTGAATCGGTAGACGTTGATAGGGGCGATGTGCCACCCTCTGTCCCCAAGAAGTGGGGCAAGAGGTGACCGAAGTGAAAGTGAACTTTCCGGGCTTCCTGGTCGAACAGAACCGCAACGGTTCTCCTCGCTATCGTGTACGCGCCGAGGGCCAAAAGGGCCGGAAGATCACAATCCCTGTCGGACCGGATGATCCCGACTTTGCAAATCACTACTATGCCGCAAGATCCGGTGAAACATGGCACCCGTCAGCGCCTCAATCAGTTGAACGATCACTGGATTGGGCCAAAGACCGATATCTGTCGTTCTTAGAAAAGATGCTTTCTGCTGGCCAAGGCTCAAAGGCGACGCTGCGCCAGCGCCGAAGCATCCTTACCCGTGTATGTGATCACCTTGACAGTGAAGGCGATAGATACGGCGATTTCGATGTCGAAGCGCCAACCTCGGCATTTCTAGAGGTTCGGGACGCGTGGGCGGATCGACCAGGCGCAGCTGACAACATGATCAAAACAGTCAAAGCTATGTACGCATGGCTCATCGAACGCGGAATGGTGAAGATCAATCCCGCTGCCGGGATCGCTCCTATCAATACCTCGCCCAAGGGCGGTGCCATTCCATGGACCGCAGCAGACCTTAAGAGGTTTAAGGACGCCTACCCAAAAGGCACAACTCAGTTCCTTTGGTTGACCCTTCAGGCTTTCACAACTTGCCGTATTGGAGACGCAATATGGCTTGGCCGAGACCAAGAGACTACACGCAAAGGCCAGATCTATCTTGAATGGCAGCCCCGAAAGAAGGGCTCTTCATTCGTTTCGCTGCCGATGTTACCCCCGCTCTTTGAAGCCACAAGGACCGTAAAAGTCGTCGGTCCGGCCTATATCCTTGGAAAGCGCGGGCGCCCATACAAGACGGCCGAGAGCCTAAGAAACCAGGTTCGGAAGTGGTGCGATGACGCAGGCCTGCCCGACCGTTCGTCGCACGGTATTCGCAAAGCAATGGCTGACCTAATGGCCGAGAGTGGGGCGACCCAACACCAAATCATGGCCGTGATGTCGCACACCCAAGCCAAGACATCCGAGATCTACACCAAAGGGGTTCGTCGCAGAATTCTAGCAGAAGATGGGATACGGGCTATAGCCGCGCTAAAGTGGTAA